CCATCGACTGAGACGCCTTCTCCATCCCCGGCACGAAGTACTTCAGGACGGTTAGCCCGACTCCCTGCACGGCGAGGCCGAGAAGCTTGAGGTTGTCCATGAAGCCCTCGGACTGCTTCGCGGTCTGAGTGGAGATCACGAGCCCGAGCTCCTGCGCAGTTCTCGTCATCTCCTGAATGCTCTTTCCTCCCTGATTCAGGAGAGGTATCAGGTTGATGCCGGCTCTGCCGAACAGGGCGATGGCCACCGCGCTCTTGTTCGCGCCGTTGGCCATGACAGCAAACTTGTCCGCGATCTTCTGAAGCGCGACGTCTGGACCAGCGGCGACGAGCTGCTTCGCGGAAAGACCCAGATACTGAATGGCTGCCGCAGCTTCGTTGGTTCCGCCAGCAGCGGCGGCGACCATCTGCTTGTTCAGCTTGCCCATGCTCTTGCCGAGCTCTTCTATAGAGAGATCGGAGAGCGTGGCAGAGACGACTAGACCGGACAAGCTCTCTACGGAGGTGCCAACCTTCTGCGACATCTTGTTCATCTGATCGGCAGTCTCGACGCTCTGCTTGATCAGGTGAGTGAAGCTCTCGGCAACCTTCTCGACGAACTTCTCGAGACCGACGCCGGTAGCAACTGCCGCAGCGTCTCTCGCGAAGCTCTTCAGACTGTCTGAGCCTCTCTTCAGGCCGTCTTCAAGTTGTCCAGTGTCGGCGCCGAGGACGACTCTCAGTGCGCCGATGACTGCATTCTCAGCCATCTTTTCTCTTTCCTAGCAACTTCGCCCTCTTGTCCATCTTGGAAGACCAGTCGGCCATGACCTGCATCTGCTGCTCGATGCTCTGGGGGTCAGGGGTATTTCTCTTTCTCATGAGTCGCTGTAGTCTGGGCATCTTCTTAGTTCTCTGCAGGGCCGCAACGTGCCAAGCCAGCCATCCTAACTCGTTGAACCTTCTGTCCTGAGCGAGGTTCAGGCCGTCAACGATTATTTTAAGCTCTCGTGGAGTGATGTCCCAGAATCTTTCGACGGGGAATCCGTATGAGACGAACTCTGCGATGATTGAGTCCCACTTCCACTCTTGTACTCGCCGTTCGTAGGGCGGACTTCACTCGTACCCTTCTTCTCGATGTCGCCGTAAGCCTTGCTCATGGCGTCGCCGATGATCTCCATCAGGTTGACGCCCTCCGCTGAGGCCACGTCGAGAAGCTCGCCAGCTTGCTCGACCGTCATGTTGTGATGCTTCAGTAGTCCGGCCCAGATGAGAAGCCCGACCCACTTGAGCCTGACTCTCTCGGGCTCCTTCGCCCACCTCTGCATCTCGCTGGTGATGGCCACGATGCCCCGGTCGAGCTTGTCCTCGAGCTCGACTAGAGCACCGTGATTGTAGACCATCGTGTACTCCTTGCCTCCAAGCTTGAAGGCAACTTCGCCTCTCACTCGATTCGCCATAGTCCTTCCTCCTCCTGTTAGAGCTAACCCGTGGAGCCTCGAGAGATCGAGCCGCTGACCTTGAACGTTACCGTCGCGGTCATGCGATCGTCGACCGGAACGTCAGGCTCGTAGCCGGTCAGTGTCCCGACGAACGTCCACGTGACGCCGTTCGGAAAGCTGACGCGACAGTTGCGAGCGTGACTGGTGCCGATCGGCAGACCGAGAAGTTCGAAGATTCGGTCGTCGTCGGTATTGCCGGGAATGAAGTTGATGTCGAACGACATCTCGCCGCCGTCAATCAGGCCGTCGATGAACTCGCGGTAGCGGTTCGGCGACGACATGTGCGTGACATCGATCTGGTCAACGTCGGCGCTCGGCGGAGTAATAGAGATGACCTCCGCGAAAGCGACGTATGCGTCTGGTGACGTCTCATTCTGTATCTCGAAGACTGAGCCGTAACCGAGTAGTGCTTGGGACTGAGCCATGTTTTCTCCTCTCTCACTTTCCCATCTTGGCGGCTTCTCTCGCTGCCTTGCGCGCCAATCTCTGAGCTGCCTTGAGAATCTCCTGCGCGAGAGAACTTGCTACTTTCTGGAGCGTCTGGTGCTTGTTCGCCTGCCAAGCCGGACGCATGAACGGTGAGGGTGGCTGCTGAAACGTGCCGAACTCCAGAGTGATAGCCTGCACCAGCGCGCGAGGACCGAGATATACCTCGACCGGCGACTCCTTGGCGGAGCCGGCCTGCGACCTCGACAGCTTAGTTCCTATGTTGATGGAGCCGTACAGCGTGCCAGACAGAATGTGCGGCTCCGCGAGCTGACGCGCGTCCTCCAGCATCTGCTGTGCTGCGTCGATGAGTGAGCGCTTCAGCACGTTCTTGCTAGTTGCCTTCGGCAGCTCGTCGAGCGCGTCCAGACAGTCGCTGAGACCCTCCAGCTTGAATAGTCCTGTGTCCCGCGCCATGTTACCTCGCAGCGTACCAGACGAAGTAGTCCCTACTCGTCCTGAACATCTGAACGACCGTATCGAAGTTCTCGCGACCACTGGCCAGAAAGATGCCGCGCACCTCTATGGTCTCCTCGGGCGAGTTGGAGCTGACCGGCAGCACCCCGCCCTTGAATCCGCTGAGAGCGTCGTGCACCGCGCGCGCGAGCGAGTAGGAGCTCTCGGCCACGTCCGCCCAGCTGTCCACCTGCATCTGCGCGTTGACGAGACCTGTTGATCCCGACATCTTGTAGTCCTCGCGCTCGGAGATCATGTTGTACACGACGTGCGGCAGCCTGAGCCCCTGCGGCGAGCGAACAGGAAAGATGCGCGCTCCGCTGTTCGTCAAAGCAGACGTCGCCGAGTCACTCACCAGTATGGACCGCACTGCTAGTCGAACGTCGATCACGTTACGTCGCTCCTCCTGAACGCCACGATCTGAATCTGCTCGCGCCTGCCGAGAGTCTCGACTGCACCGGCGATGTCGTAGATGGACCTAGTCGGAATAGTTGTCTCCTCGGCGTCGTCGGCCGGACAAACGATACGGTCATTCGGCGAGAGATCCGAGAACTGACTCTCGTACCTGACCCTGAACTCCACTCGCTCCTTGGCCGCGAACGACTCCTGCGACGGTGCCTCCTCCACGTTCAGCGGACCGATGGAGGCCCATCGCACCGCCAAGGTGGCCCAGCTCTGCACGAGCTCACCTGACGGCAACTGCGACGAGGTGAATCGCTGAATGGCAATGCGTCTGTCTAGTTTTCCTGCTCTCAATGGATCATCCTCCAGAGAGTACCGTCGTCCATCTCGCCCTCGTGCCACTGATTGTAGGCCAGCGAGCGAAGCCACGCCTCGCGCTCCGGATAAACGGGAGTCTCTATCTTATTAAGGTCTGTCTCTCCGACCAAGGACGCCGCGCTCATCTTGTCCACGAACACCGGGCAGCCCATCACCGCACTCTCGACCGCGGCGATGCTGCCGTGGGCCACGAGACAGTGCGCGTCCTTGAGATCCTCGAACAAGTTCACCTTGCTCTCCTTGTCGCGTATTCGCACCGGCCTGTCGGTCATCTTCCTCAGCTGCTCGGCGGTACGCTTGGTCCAGTCCTTGTCGCAGAAGAGATTCCAGTAGTCGGGCAGCGTGTCCGCTATCACTATGTGCCGCCCGCCCTTATTCCACGGCTTAACATACTCCCTTAACCTTAAGAATTCCCACCTATCAGCGGGTACACTCTCGATTGCACTCATCTGGAAGCTGCACAGGTGCCAGCGATAATAGCCCATCGGAATGCCGATGTCGGCACCCTTGGGCAGCCACGTGGCGAAAACCCGACGCAGATACCCCCGGTCCCAGTAGATAAATTTCCTGCCCGTCGCCCGCCACTTGTCGACCCACGGCCGAAGGGCTGGCGTGCAGCCGACTATCGGAATTATCTCGTCCGGAAGTTTGTCCAGCTCCTTGGGGTCGTGCAAAAGTGCGCGGCCAACCTTCTTCCCGATGCGCGTAAACAGGGCGAGCTTGAACTTTGCCAGACCGGGGGGCACGTAGAGCGCAGTCTTCTTGGGGTCTATCATTGCTCGAGCCAGTACTTCTTGACCCAAGGCAGCTGAAGATACATCCCGGGTTTTCGCCTGCCGACGAAGGCTATCACTCGTGCGTCGGTCGGCATGACGTATGTCGACTCTTGAGGGAACCCCGGCCATCCCGGCTTGTGGAAAGCGTAGACTCCTTCCTTGCCGCCCTGCCATCCTGATGCGTTTGGCATCTGCGACCAGATCCATCCCTGATCGTCGGGAAACTCGTGATACTTTATCTGGTTCGCGGCGTAAGGAGAGAAGTACCGCCACACGCCCTCGTGCGTGCCCGCGCGAAGAGCCATCATGCTGCCGTTCAGCGGATTCGGATTAGTGGAGTTCACGCCGGTCAGTATCTTGAAGTCCTGGTCGGACGGTGCCAGAACCTCGTCCAGCGACCTCACGATGACTAGATCTAGGTCGAGCGACACTATCCAGCCACTCAGTTTGTTGTCGCGCTGCCAGTCTGGGTCGAACATTCTCAGGCGGCAGAAGCAGTTCCTCGCGCAGAGCTCCGGGTCGGCTATCCTGTGTGCCACGACGCCCATAGATGCGTAGCCATCAGTAGAGCCAGAAGTAAAGACATGGAAAGTATGATCAAGCGTAAGATTCTTTCTGACTCGTCTTGCAAGTCTGGCTACGTCCCGCTGATGATACTTGCTGCCCCAGATCCAGGTGATGACGTTTACTTGTTCCACAGCACGCCAATCCCGTTGTCGCAGCACCTGTGACCGCCCTCGTTCCTCCACGCCTCGCGGCGTATCTCGACGTGACGGTAGTTATTCTTGATGTCGTTCCAGAACTTGGGCGCGTCGATCGGCAGCTTCTTCGTATTGGTGACGTCGCGGTGGTAGCTGATGTCGTGAAACGCCACTATCCTCGACATGGGTCCGTAGTTCGCGAAGTCCTTCTCGATGTAAGGACGCGTGTGATTGCCGTCGATGAACACGCAGTCAAATGGTCCGAGAGCCCGCACCTTCTCAACTACGTCGGGCGCGGTGCTGTCGCCGACTATCAGGTGCGCGTCGTAGCCCTCGCTCTTCAGCTGCTTGACACAGGCCTCCAGATTCGGCAGCGTGACCTTGAAGGACGTGTCGCCGTGCGGCAGGTCCACCGAGACTATCCTGGAACCCTTGTCCAGCTTCTTTGCCATGCGCCACAGCGAGCCACCGTTCTTGGAGCCTATCTCGAGATAGCTCCTCACGTTCTCCACGCGCATGAGTGCCTGAAACTCGGAGAACTCGTGGATGTTCTGGAGAAGATGCCGCTCGTATTTAGGTCTGTTGTCGTCTGTTCCCATCGCTAGTACCTTCCTCTAGTAGCGTGTTGACTGCTTCCATCACCTGATCGGGTGTTATCCTCTTCATCGCGGCTCGGCAGTGAATGCAAGGCTCGATGTTGCCGCAAGCCTCCGCGCCTCCGGTGAGACTAATGTGCGAGTCGTAGCCCACGACGGCCGGGGGTATGAAGCCGCCCATCAGGACGACCGCCTTGACTCCAACTCCTGCAGCAGCGTGATGCATTCCTCCCTCAGGGCCGACGTAGAGCTCCGCTCTGGAGAGCACTGATATGGTGTCCCTGAAGTTCTGGAACTCCAGAAACGTGGCCCCACTGAGCTTGCGCTTAGTGTTCTTGTGGACGAACTGGACCACTCGGTGACCGCAGCGTTGCAGCTCGCTCGCGACGCGCGCATAGTTGTCTTCACCCCAGTCCTTGTTGGACGCGACCTTCTTCTGCCACGGCAAGTTGGGCTCCACGACGGTGAACCCTCTGGGGAAAGCCTCCGCCAGTTTCTTCTCCGTATCGCTGAAGTAAAACTGTCCGGGCGTGACCCGGAAGTCGTAGTTCCAGACCCACTTGCCGTTGACTTGCTTGTTGTAGAGTCGACTGCCCTTGTAGTGCGGAATCCACTTCAGTCTAGAGAGCCCGACTTGCTCCGGCTTGGCGATGTTGGGATTGTGCCTGAACATCTCCTCAGACCAAGGACCCCAGACTATGCGCCTGCCGTCGCCGAACGCGGCGAGCTTGCCCTCCGCTGCCGCACCGCGCGCCAGCCCCGTTGCCATGATGTCGTCGCCGTACCCCATCAAGTAACCTCGTTGACGCACTCTGGAGAGGTTGTTCCGTCAGACATCTTCGTTGCCCCGCACCTCTTGCATCTCGCCACAGAGACACGTGCTCCTCTGTGAATTGAAAACGAGCCCCAGTCATGCTTGTCGTGGTTCGCGTTCCATCTTCCGTATATCTGATGAATCTTCGAGTACATCTCTTGCATCTCGTCGTCTGTATAAGTTTTATCTAAATTCATCAGTGCTTTACCTCCTTGGACCAAACTGGAACGACGACCCACTGCGTGGACACAGGAAGAGCGTCGGTGGCCCACTTCACCGCGTCGTCTGCGCTGCGGAACGGCCCGAAGTAGCGGTCGTTCATCGTCTTGACCACGAAGTTCACGATCTCTTCCACACGGCAGCGATGCCCGGTGCCGCGAACTGCGACAGATGGATGCGCTCCAGCTTAGCTCTCTGAAGCGTATGGTCCATGAACTCGAGATCCTCGGCGTAGCCGTTCCATCCGAGATACTTAGAGGAGCGCTCACCGAGACTCCAGACTAGATTTGTAAGATCCTTTACTGGCATCGCTCTCTTCAGCTTGTGCAGCACACCCACGAAGAGAACTATGTCGTAAGTCGACGCCCCGAAGTGCTTGTGAAGCTCTACGTCGCCTCTAGTCAGGTCCACGACCTCGAATCTGCTGTCGATCGTCAGCTCAGTGAACCACTGCCGAGCGCAGTCTATACTGGGAGCATGAATGTCGCAGCCGTGCACCTTGGTCGCGCCATGACGATAGAACTCGTACCCGACGTGGCCGCGATTGCAGCCGACGTCGAGCACCGAGCTTCCCTCCGCATACAGCAGAAGGTCGCGCAGCCCTACCTCGCGAACGTCGTGGCTTCCGACGCCGGAGCGGCGAACTGGATAATCTTTCATGGCCAGCTCTTTCTAGCACCGCATCTCTCACAGCGCTTGAAGTAAGTTTGGTCCCACTGACTAGTCCACTCTGGCTCCGGACGATTCCAGTCGTGCCAGCACCAGCCCAGCCATTCGTAGATCTTCCGAATTACCACGACTCCGGTGCCTGCGCGAACGCGATGGCCACGAGCGCGAGAACACCGGGCAGCCCGAACAGCTGATGCCCGAGCACCAGCAGCGCGACTGCTGCCACGATACAGAACCAACAACCGATGAACTTCACTATTCTAAGTGGTGACATTTTCCTTACCTTTCGCTTCCAGCATAACGATCTTTAATTCGTCTAATCGTTCGGCGCGTTCTTCCCCGCCCATCCACAAAAACCCGATAACACGTTCAGCTTCCAACCTCGCACGCTCATAGTTCATGCCGGAATATTCAATAAATTTTCGATGACATTTCATATCGGACCTATGCAGCTCTCGGTCCAGCGCGGACGTGATGATATTGTCCATAGAACTCATCAGGATTAAGGTACATGCTGACATTATAACCAGCGACATGTGCCTCGTCCCAAAGCTTATCGACCAGCGGAGCTACGTCCTTTCGCGCGTGCGGAAGACCGCATTGCCGCGCGTGCTCGCCCCAGTGCTTCTGGTTACTCGCTCGCAGACGCGGAATGGCCCACTTCTGGTGAGGCTGAGTCTCCACCTTGGTGAAGTGAATCAGCTTTACGTCTGGATCCTCTAGACTTTGGTAGTTTTCGCCATCCAAGCAGTTCCAGTTTCCGGAGAATCTGGCGGCGTTCGCGCCGATAGTTTTTCGCACGGTCCTGTACAACCCTTGTTTTCCCCTCAACGAATCGAAGCTGGGTAAGTAGGCTCTGGATCTCTGATTGTCGAAAAGCATCACGCACGTCAGCTGCTCGTTCCTCGCTAGTAGACATTTTCCCTCCGGTATCGGCTGCGTCCAGAGTTGGTTGACGTCCGCCATGAAGATCATGTCGACGTCGGTGTAGATTGCCCTGCCCTCGTAGTTGCAGACGTGCGGAATGGCCCAGCGAAACGGAGAGAACGGCGTGGCCCACCCGACGGTGTTCCATCCCTCGTTCTTCCTCGGATTCGAGTACCACGGCGACGCGGGATCCCTGGACAACTTCATCCACGTCAGGTCGACGTCTACGCTGGCGTGCTTTCGCAGCGTGTACTCCAGCAGAAGCTGAGCCTCGGCGTCCTCGCCGTTCGCGCTGCACCCTACGAATAACTTGACTGTCATGCCTTCCTCCTTATAGTCCCCACCGAGCCAGTGCGTCCTCCACGCTCATCTTGGGGAAGCAGGTAAGCGCGGTCTTGTCGGAGCAATTCACGACGTCGACGTCGAGCCTGCTGAGTTTCGGCGCCGCATTGGTCATGTGCTTCACCCAGAACGCCATCATCTCGTCGTACGGGTTATTAAGAACGTGAGCTCCTGAGTCTGGGTGACGACCATGCCAGTGAGCCTTACCGTTGCCGTCTACTCGCATGTCGAACCCCAGCAGAGCGATCGCGGAGACGCCAACCTGAGCCAGCCAGTTCACCACCTGAAAACCGGAATTGCCGCCACCTCCCACCGTGTTGTACTCCACCATCTGGAGCTCCTTGGTAGCGTCGTTGTTCGTCATCTTCGAGATGTTGATCTTCTTGATATCAGGATAAAGTTTCACTGCCTCGTCGGCGTAGGCCATCTTCAGTCCGTCGAAGTCCTTGGCTCCGTCCTTATACTTCCACCACTTGGCGTCGCACGAGTACAGAGCGTCTGCCCACGGACAGAGCTCGTAGCTGTTGTTCACGGCGACCACGTGTATTCTTTCCTTTAACGCATCCACCTGCTCTCGTCGCAGACTTGGACCAGAACCAACGACCGCAACGCACTGAGACTGCCAGTTTGGCCACCAGTCTGGTCTCACGCCTTTAAGAGCCACAGTGCGTCCTCTAGCTTCATCTTCGGATATGCGCTCAAGGTTGACCTCTCCGACGCATTGATCACCTCCACCGACAACTTGCTGAGCGTCGCCGCAGCCCCGTCCAGCGCCCGACGCCACCTGACGAAGCTCTTCTCCTTAGGATTGGAGGAGCCGGGCCAAGTGTTCTTTCCGTACCAGTGCGGCGACTGCGAGGAGTTCATGTCGAACCCTACCAGAACGATGCCGCGAGCCCCCGCCTGAACGACGAGATTAACAAGCTGAAAGCCGGAGCATCCGCCACCTCCGACAACTCCCGGCTCGCCGACACAGAGAGCGTCGGTGTTTCTTATGACCTGTATCGGCCCGTCGAGACCCCATCTGCTGACGGCGTTGCGCGCATTCGTTACTCTCAGCCCCCGGAACCACGGCAGCCCCCGCACGTGTCCCCACCAGTCTTCGTCCGCGGCATACACCGCGTCCGCTGCAGGATAGAGGTCGACGCTGCCCCTGATTGCCGCGACGCGACAACTGCCTCGCGAACCAACTGCTTTTCTAATATCTTCATCTTTTGCCGAAGGTCCTGACGCGACGAGAACGAGAACCTTATCACGCCAGTCCGGCCACCACTTGTGTCTTCGCCTACCCTCGTCATAGACGTCTATCATGCCATGCTGAGGTCAAACTTGTGACGACGAAGAAGATACTCGGCACCGTTCGGTATTCTGTTGGCGATCGTGCCGACCACGTTGTCCTCGCGGTTCTCGAACAAGTTTCCGATTATCAGAAGCATCGCGGCCTTGATGTTGTACGGGATGTTGGTCGTGAGATCCGGGGGTGAGTCCGTGCTCGGTGCGTACCCGGCCACGAACTTGACTCTCACCGAGTTGATGGCGTCGATGGTTGTCGGCCACGTCAGCGTTCCCGCTGGCACGACCCATCCCGGCTCGCTCTGGTTGTCCACGAAATAATCTGCCGGATCAATTATCCGTTCAATGCCAGATGTATCATCATACGCTATCTGCGTTATGCTTTGAAGCGGAGGAAGTGGTATCTTTATTTCTTCATCTGGGAATTCATCCAGAGTAAGCATCCATGTCTGTGTAACGAGTGCCCGCCCTAAAAACGATTCAGTAAATTCCCTCGCAGCACGGATGTACAATGAAATATTATTATCTTCATCGTCATCATCAACCCTGAGATGAAGCTTCACTTCCTCCAGAGTTAGAGGTTCAGCAGCTGGGTCTATGATTCTTTTAATCGCCATATTTCACCTTCCTGCTCACGCAGCTTGTGGCGGTCGCTTGTATGTTGCATCGCTTGGCCGTTTACTCGTCTCAACATTCGGTTGTCTGTCTTCTGCTGGACCAGAGCGACCGACACCTGCTGTCCGTGTGCGTAATCCAACTATAAATC